TTAATTACCATTCTATCTGCATCTGCTAAAGTTGTAGAGGTAGCACTTGTGTTACCATCCATAATGTTTAGTTCAGCCGCAGTTGATGTTACTCCATCAAGTATATTCAATTCTGCCGCAGTAGATGTAACGCCATCTAAAATGTTTAATTCAGCAGTTGTTGAAGTTACGCCATCTAGTAAATTTACTTCTGTAGCTGTTGCAGTAATTGCTACATCTTCGTTAAGTTTTGGTGAAGTTAATGTTTTGTTTGTTAATGTTGCAGTTGAAGCTGTTGAAACTAAATCAACATTTCCACCTGTACTTGGTAATGTTAAAGTGTTTGATGCACTCTCTGAATGTGGTGCCGCTTGAAGTGCTTGTGCATGTGCGTTTCCAGACTCACAATAAAAATTAATTTTAGACCTTGAGCCAGAGTTTTTTAAATCAATAGTGCCCGATTCAATACCTACATTACCATCTAATAAAACTTGACCAGAACCTTTTGGTGTAAGTTTTAAACTTATATTAGTGTCACCACCTGTTGCCGAAATCTCTGGAGCATTACCTGTTGCCGCATTTGTTACATCAATTTGATTAACTGCAGAACTTGTAGTTTGAAATATTATTTGCTCATTACCATTTTCATCAGCAATAAAGTGAGCATCATCAATTAAAATGTTATGTGAATTAGTATCTAAGTTAGCTCCTAATTGTGGAGATGTGTCTTCTACAACATTTGATATAGCACTAGATGTTGCAAGTCCTGCAACAACAGCACTTCGCTGAACTTTTTTAAGTCCACCACCAGAGGTATCTATCGCTAAGAATACATCATCTGAAGCTACTGTAGATATTTCTGATAAAGAACTTACAGCTATAGAATTAAAGTTTGTACCATCAGCTACAAGTAAGTTACCTGCTGTGTTAGTGCCCATGGTAATATCATCACCAGATACTGTTAAGTCTCCTGCTATTGTTACATTCTGACTTGCATCAATAGTTAATGCACTAGTACCACCTGTTGCCATTGTGATAACATCAGAGCCACTAAAAGTTATTGAAGTATTAGTATCTGCATCTCCTGCAATACTATCTAATTGTAAACTTCCTACATTTGTAAAATTAGAATCGCTTAAATCTAAAGTTCCTGTTACATCAAGATTACCATCTACAGTTAAATTACCCTCTGCTGTTATATTTGCACCACTAAGAGTTATAGCCGCAGTTGGTGTAGAGCCAGATTTAATTACTAGTTCTCCACTAGAATTTGTTAAACTACCAAAAGTTGTCCCTGCATCTTTAAGAGTAATGTCTGCACCATCAGCATCTAATATAATATCTCCACTAGAATCTAATGTAATATCTGTGCCATCATTTGTAATAGTATCTAAAGCAATACTGCCAATGTTAGTTATATTAGCATCACTAAAATCTAATGCACCACCGACAGTTAATGTTCCAGATACATCTACGTTACCATTTATGTCTACAGTCGTTGCCGCTATCTGTATTTCTGTGTCAGCTACTAAATCTAATTGTCCATCTGTAGATGAATTAATATATATTGCTGTATCTCTAAACTGTAATTTTTCTGTACTAGCTACAAGTATATCATCGGAAAACTCAAAGTAATCTTCATCTTCCATCCACTTCAATACACCATCAGATGTTTCACCATCAAATGTAATTGTTATATCTGTTCCTGCTGTAGCCGCACCAAAAGTTAAAGTGTTACCAAGTAACTTTGTAATAGGGCCACCTTCATTAGCAGTCCCATCATGCGTATGTCCTGTACTAGCTTGAAAAGCCGCTAGTAACTGGTCAAACTCCGCATTAAAATGAGACGCTTCAATCGTAGCTCCATCAACAATAGTTGACGAACTCTGTCTTGTATACGTTTCTCCCATATCTTATCTTCTTCCTCCTGGTGTAAATTCCATTTCAAATCCTTTTAAGGCTACTGGATTGTTTGTTGTTGCATCTAATATTTTTGTTGCTACTGTAAATCCGCCACCTTCTACTGATTGTCTTATTAAACTAGAACCTGTTGAACCATATATTGCTCCCCCATAACTTGATTCAGCTAATCCATATTCAGCTATGTTACCTGTTCTTGCTAGTGTGTAAGCTGATGGTTGTGGTACTTCATCATCTCCAAAATCATATATTAATAAAAAACTAGATGCTATAGTTCCAGATGGGTCTATGTTCCATAATACCCTTTGAAAATTTTTTCTAAGTCCAGGGTCTCCCATTGTCATATCTGGAGAACGATAGATACCACTTATACTATCTGTAGAACTAGCTCTTGTAAATACATTACCAGATTCTTGTTTATATATAAATCCATCATACCCACCATTAAGTATTGTTTCAGAGCCAGATATAAATCCAGAATCACATGCTGATACTTTTAATCCTTTCATGTCAGCGTATTCAAATCCTAATTGTTCTGTATTTGGATTTGCTTTAATAACTGCTAATAATCCTGGGGCCGCATTTTCTGTTTGTGAAGTCCCAGTGGGAAAGAATATTCTGTATTGTGACTTACTTCGTATTACTAAAGAATTAATATTATGGGTGGTTATACTATTAATTCTTTGCTGTATTTGTTTTGATACTGTACCTAATTCTACGTCACCAATTCTTTCTGTACCTGCAATAGTTCTTAAACCATCTGGTGCTAAAAATATAACGTCACCTGCAAGCTCCTGTATACTTCTACCATCTATACATCCAATCTTTCTAGTTACTGCAGTTACAACAAAATCAGTTCTTGATGTTCCAGATATTTTAAATATTTTATCTTGGCCAAATACAAATAAGTCATCACGAAATACTTTAAGTCCTACTATCTCTGTGTCTACTTTTATTGTGCCACCACCATTACCACTAGTAAAATCATTAGTCTCAAACGGGCCCATAAAACTAAGTTCTTGTACATTAGAACTATGCCCTGCAAAAAATATATGATTCTTAAATACTTCTACAAATTTAAAGTTAGATGTACCAGTAGCATTTACTACACTTGTACTAAAAGAAGTATTTAGTATTTGGGGGTTTGATGTTCCTGTTGCAATAATAATTTTATCAGTACCATCAAAGTTAAATAATCTGTGTTCATAATTCTGTGTAGGTGTTCCTAAACTTGTTATTGTAGATGTCCAACTACCAGAACCAGAACTAGCTCTGTGTATACTGCCACCTCTACCTGCTAAAACTACATCATTAAATATAGCTGTAAATACAACCCTCTCTGTAGATGCAGAAACTTGTGGGCAAATATTACTATTATATTTAGTAGTACCTAAAACTTTTTTATAGCCACCTTCAATGTCTGGTTCAAAGTTTACTAACTGTAATGCTTCTCCTGGTGACATCGAAAACACATCTTTGTTTAGTGTTAATCCTCCACCTAGACTTACAACAGCAGGCCTTAGTTGTGAAGTATCTGGCATTAGTAAGTAAATACAGGATTAGTTACTGCACCCCTAGACGACATCTCTACATTAACTCTTGTATCTTTCATGTAGTCTTGTCTATTCAAAGATTCTATTCTAATTCTTTTTACTCCATCTTCATATTCTGCATTTGCAATATTTGCTGATGGTATATCTGACCTTAATTTATATGCATAATATTTTGCTCTGTTTACAATAGTATCAGAATATATATCTGGTAAATCTAAAGTATCCGTAGCTGATGATAATTCTGTGTGTGATTTATAATATTGATAGTTTACTTGGTAAGTATCTCTATCTGGAATAGGACTAATACCAAAACCTAAATTATCATTTGTTCTGTATACTGATTGCGGTTTTGCATAATGGTCACTACTATTTACTTTGTCTCTATGTATAATACCTTGTAAATAATTTTCATAACTTACATACTGTAATTTAGTTGGTATTATATCTGCTTCTGATACTCTAACAAAATCAACTAACATATTAGTTGCAGTCGTTGGATTATTCAAAGTTATAACTGTAGATTGTGCTGTTGCTACAAATGTTTCGTCTACTATTTTACCTTGTCCAAAATCAGATACTGTCAGTGTTGTATTTAAATTAGTAGTATCTTCTGCAGATGTTCCTACTTGTATTTTAAATGCCTGTCCTGTTCCAACAGAATCTAAAGCTCTAACTTGTATTCTATATGTTTTGTTTACAACAGTTGATATAGTTTGGTGTGCCGCAAAATCATTTAATAATAATCTACCATTACCTGTAGAACTATATGATGCAGAACCAGAACCTGCTATGGTAGTCCAGTTATTTATATTAGATGTAAACTCTCCATTGGTTACTAATTCTTTTGGTAGTAAATAAAAAGAATCAAAGTCTGCTTTTCTAAATGCAGATGGAAAAGTGTATTCTTGTTGTCCAGAATTTACATCCTGTGTTGTGCTAGTGTATAGCCAAGGCCATTCTACTTCTGCTGTATATAAATCATTTACAGCTTTGTTAACAAAAGTTTTTACTGCAGTTTGTATTCCTCTACTAGAACTAAAAGTAGATGAGGTTAACTCAACTTCATTCAGTTCTTGTAAAACATTATTTGCTAATGTTAAGTATGTTTTTGTCCCTGCCATTTTCTATTGTGCCCCTTAGTATTATAGTTTCTAACTGTCTTATCTTAGCTTCTAGGTTGTTAATTTTTTCTGAACAACTACAACCTTTTTGTATGTCATTATCTTCGTATGTATCTTTAATAATTTTTTGTGTTTTAGTTAAATCATGAATAGCCATTATATTCCTATTTTTAAATCATTAAATGCTTCTATTGGATATGAATCTACTTCAAAGCATATAGAACTAAACTTTGCATCATGGTCTCCTTGCCTATCAGCATACGCTTTAAATTCTTCTACATACATTTTAGTAGATGTTAAGCAAGTATCCATATCGGGATATAAATATCCTTGATACTTTACCGATGGCCAATTTGGCATCGAAGTTACTATTATTGCCATTACTACTTTAATCATATATTTAAATTGTAAAGGGGGCACTATGGCCCCCTATAATATTATACGCCAGTATCGTGCTGTGCGTCTGTATTTCTATCAGTTTCGTCAACTCCAGAAACATCACATAGTATAGCCCATACTCTGACTTTACCTGCCGCCGCCGCCGCATCGAGAACTTTAATATCTATAGT